ATTCGTCCAGCTTCGCGATTTCCTCAAAGGGGGAGTTGTTCCAGTTCAATGGGCAGGAGATATGCCACGAGGGCCGACTCGACGCAACCCTGCACTATGTGGGCGGCAAGTTCGGTGTGGCCAATCCGATGGCGGCATCTACCATGCAAGAGTTTATGACCCGGCTTGTGGATATCCTCGACCCGGAACCCGACAAGCGTGAGCAAATCCGCTGTCTGATGGAGGCGTACCGATGACCGCTCAGAAACCTATGGTGTCCGAGGTCAGCATATGCAATCAGGCATTGTCTATACTGGGGCACGAACCGATCACCAGTTTCGCAGACCAGAGCAAGGCGTCAGAGTGGTGCCGGAACAACTATCCATTCCTGCGAGATGCCGTAATACAAGAGCGCATGTGGGCTTTCGCTATTTTCAGATGGTCGTCTGAATCTGCTGATTTTGACAATTGGGACCACGCGTACGTTCATCCGATTCCTCCGGGCTGTTTACATGTACATCGTGTTTTTTGTACACCATATGCCAATAGAGTAGTCAATGATTGGACTATCGAGGGCAATAATATCATCACTGTAGAGCCAACGATATACGTTATTAGTACCCAAAGGGTCAATGATACTGGTAAATTCCCTCCTATGTTCGTGCAATTGTTGGCGACTCGTATTGCAGCCGAGGCTAGTACCGCCCTGACTGGTAATCCGGGGTTGATGCAAACCCTGTGGATCAAGTACCAAAGTCTGCTGAAGGATACAGCATCTAGGGACGGTCAGCAGGGGGCTAGAGAAGTTATTAATCATGGGCGGTTGACCACTAGAGGTAGGCTTTAATGTTACCCGCAATTGCCGCAGGGCTTCAAATAGGGTCCACTATATTAGGCACGGCGTCTTCGTTATCTGGTAATAGCAAAATGCGAGCTGCCGCTCGTAGACAGGCTAGGGCGACGTATGCCACTCGCATGGAGGAAATCCGGAGACTTGAAGAGGAGTTCAAAGGCACGTATGGTTATAACCGCGCAGCAATTGGAGCCTCTAATATTCAATTCTCCGGTTCTGCCAAGAAACATCTGCAGGATATTCAATCTAAATTTGCTCGGGATATATATTGGAGACAGGAAGCCGCTCGCAAGGAAAGACGATCAATACGAAAGGGAGCACCAACTAACAATAGTACAGCTATTGTTGCCTCCGGTATTGGTAATATTGGTAATGCTCTCCTCAATTATCACGGTTAGAAGATATGGTAGCCCAGATAAAATTAAGCCCCACGCAGCCACAACGGTTAATGTCTGGCAGCACCCCTGAACAGGTCGGGCGCAGGGAAAGCCAAAAGAGAGCCGTGTGGGACTCGGTGTCAGATTTGGCTGGGATGTCTGTTAAGCCTCTCCAACAATTGGAACAGGACCAGACTGACACAGATATGTCACTGGAGCTATCCCAATGGTGGAACGACGCCACATCATCTGAGTATATTGATGCCGATAGGGCCAGAGAGCTGGGGGTCGATAACCCCTCTTTACTCGACGCCAATCAGGAGGACAGGACCGAAATTCCTCTGTGGGAGGTTTTACCAGAAGCTGCTAAAAAGAAATACACCGAGCTAATAGATAAATACGGCAAAAACATTTCCGGTTATGGTTCACGCCAGAGATGGGTCAACGACAAAACCATCGCCGGGCAGGAAGTGTACGACAAATTAATCGCATCCCAACGACAAGAGTTCTTTAAGGAGAGCATTGTCAAGCAGGACCGATCTATTAATGCTGCGGTGCAGGCCGGTGATTTCTCATTGGCACGTTCATTGGCCTCCAGTCACCCGGATGTGGCTTCAAGAGAAGACAAACTACTGGACATTGACTTTCAAGAAGAAACAGCGGGGGTTCACAATACCGTTCAAAGCGAAAATATCAAAGACATGTTGGCGTACGCCGACCAACTCTCGGATCCTGAATATAAAGGTCCCTTCAATGAAGTCCAACAGACAGCGGCTATTAATCTGTTGAAATCATCAGCACAAAGACTTATTGATAAGCAGGAAGCTTCGAGGATCAGGCAGTTCGACCAATTGCGAACCCAATATACAGTAGCAAGGGACACTGAAGCCCCGGAGGCGTGGTCGTTACTATCTGAAATGTACCACTATTTGGATCGCACTGGAAATATGGACTATGTTAGTAAGTCTTATTTCGCGTCTGAATGGGGAAAACTAGCTAAAGCAGAGGTGAACCGGTCGCAAGACCAAGACGTCGGCATGGCTTTCCTAATGGGCGATTATTCAAACTTTGATGTTACTGACCGGGAACATAAAGCCGCTGCGGATAAAGTGGTTGAGGCTGAATTAAGCCTGGCGGCAGACGTCGACCGGGAGGCCGGTGGCAATCAGGCCATGGAGTATACTAACATGAGATTGTTGGAGGCTTCTAGTAGAAGTGGCTATATCCCTTCTCATTACCGAAACGCCATTATGGACCTTAACCTACCGAATGTGTCCACTGAAGACGCCATAGAGGCATCTAAATATTATAATTATTTGTCCAGTAAGAATCCCTCTTTACTGAGCGAACTACCTGATAATGTCAGGCAAACTGCTGCCGAGGTTTACTCGTTATCAATGGCCGGGAAAATTGACGTGGACACTGTGGCCAACATTCAACAAAGATACCGGGACACCGATGAGAATACATTGAATGCAAGGGAGCGGGAGTTCAACAGTATGTATCAGGACCAAAAACGTCCTATAGATAAGTATCTTGAGAACAAAATCGAAGGCTGGTCTTCCGTAGTTCCTAATTTCATCATGGATTGGTTCGGTAAGGATGCCACTGGAGCCATATCTGATACTTCGTTCACCGACTTTTCCATGTTGACTCGTCACTATATGCTCAATGGCTCTCCTCCGGACCAAGCCATGGGGTTGGCATGGGAAGACTGGAGTAATAATCATCAGCCGTCCAATGTCAACGGGTCTCCGCAATTCATGCGTCACTCACCAGAAATCACTACTGGTATGCCGTCTGAGGATATCAGGACTGATTTCCACTCATATCTTCAAGAGTCTATAATGGGGTTTGAAGGTAATCCTAAAGATTATTATATGTATCCAGACGTCAGAACAGCCTCCACTGGTGATTATCAGATATATTACAAAGACCCTGAAACCGGCGAAATACAAATGGTCATGGATCCTGCCGTGGGATATCTACGTTATAAGCCTAACACGAAACGAATGCGTGAACGCTCTCTTGGCCAAGACATCAAATCGGCTAAAGCCAAGAGGGCACTGTCTGAGGCGGGATATCAAGGCGCGACCAAACTATACGGTAACATCCCCAAGAGCTTTGATGAAAGAAAGCTTAGGTATGAGGCCAGAAGAGTAGAGAAGATGGAGCGCAAGCTTGAAGAAAAAGAAAAAGTATTGTCTTCACGTAGAAACGTTGTAGATGAACGTGCTAGAGAAATATCCTCCGAGCGGCAGATATTAGAGGACATGTCAAACGAATGAAAGAAGTAACGTTCACTCCTCAAGCCACGAGCGACCTGCGATTTCAAGAGGTTGAAGCGTATAATCGTATCCCAGTCATATCTGGAACCAAACCTCAGGCTGAGGAGCCCGAATTTTCAGCCGGCGAGAAATTTCTGGCAGGACAATTCAAATATAATCCTATTGTGTCGGGGAGCCATAAAGCTTTCAATTGGCTCCGGTCGGAAGAGAACGACGTTCCCGGTTATTCCCCCTACGATGACCTTAAAGAAGTCGCGGGTTATCCAATGGAGCTTTTTATTCATTCTGACTCCCCTCATGAAACTACCCGAATCAAAATGGAGTATGACAGGGATAATTATTTCAGTAGAGTCCATGAATCTTCACCAATAGAAAGTGTGGCTTCTTCCATCGCGGCAGGGGCCATGAATCCACTGTATATTTTCCCTTATCTCCGAGTGGGTCAGCAATTTAAATATACCAAGTCTGCGTTGAACGCTGGAATGGGCGAAGCGGCTACTGAACTCACATACCATGGGCTAGATTTGGACCATACCCGTACTTCGGCTGAATCAATATTCAATATAGCGGCTGGTTCCATTGTGGGCGGTATCCTGGGCGGGGCACTGAGCAAAAACATGCTCACGCCGGATGAACTTAAACTAATAAATGACAACTTGAAAAAAGAGTTGGCTGGCCCCTCACCCCATCGCCCAGTAGACACGTCGAACAAGATAACCGATCTTGACGATATTGAGGTCGAACGAATAAACAAAAAATGGAGATGGGCGGCCAAATTGACGCCCATTGATATATTGGCCTCTCAATCCAGTAAAGCTCGGGCACTAGGTTCTTTATTAGGCGAACAAACCGTTGTCGGCACTCAACGTGCGGCGGTAGAAACTGCAATCAAATCATATGACTCTCATTTGGGGTTAGGTTTGTCCCGCATGATCGATAACTTCCGCATTTATAGGAAGCGCACTGGGGACAGGATGCCGTATGAAAAATTTAAAGTGGAAGTATCTAGGGCTTTAAGGAACGGCGACGAGCACACCATTCAGGAGATAGCCGATACAGCTAGGATAATAAGAAGAGAGACGTTAGATAAAGTCAGAAATAAGGCGAGGGATGTAGGGATTTACCCGTCCGACGAGAATATAGCCAGATTTGCTAAGTCATATTTCCCTCGCATGTATAACTTTGAACATATAACGGCCAAGTTGGACGAATTTAAAACCGATATATCCACATGGCTTAGGGCATCATTTGGGGACGAGGCCCATGAAGGCGTCATTAAACAGGCTACGGACGAAATAGCCGCCAAAATTCGCCATGACTATTATGGCCAGAATAGCTTGACGTCTATCGATGCATTCAAAGTCAGTGCTCTCAAGAACAGGGAAATCTCAATCCCAGACAACTCTCTTGAAAAATGGCTAATCAATGACCCTGAATACGTTCTCCGGGCATGGACTCATAACATGGCCACTCAGACTGAAATGACCAGGATGTTCGGGGATTCAGATTTAAAAGGTCTTATTAAAGAAGTTGAAATTGAATGGGATGATATAATCGCAAATGCCAGTAAAACCAACGCTGCCAAAGCACTGAAGCTGGAAAAACGAAAGCATAGGGATCTTCAACTTATTCACGCTTTGAGAGATCGTCTGCTTAACAGGTACGCTCTGCCAGACAACCCCACTTCCACATGGGTTAGGGCCGGCAGAATGGCTAGAAATCTTAATGTTTTGCGCTCACTCGGGGGAATGACATTATCTGCTTTACCTGATATTGCTAGGCCATTATACCATAGGGGCTTTGGCACGTATGCGAAAGCTTTACACAAGTTGTCATCTAGCGCCGATTTCCGCAAAATGGCAAGAGCCGACGCCTCAAGAATGGGCATTGCCTTGGAAATGGTCTTGAATCAACGGTTAACGGCCATCAGTGAACTTGATTATCTCCCTGCTTTAGGTAAGGGAGGAATCATGAATAATATTGAGTACGGCTTAGAAAAGATGGTCATTGGACGCGGAGGCGCAGGGCTTGATTTCGGGCGTTTATCATTAATGACCCCGTGGAACTCGTCCATGAAAATGCTCACATTTACCATGGCACAAGACGGACTCCTCAGGCATTTGGATGAAAATATAAAACATGCTAAAAAGCTGAGAGTACATGGTATAAATGATGAAATGGCTAAACGCATCAAAGCCCAATGGAAAGAGCACGGAACTGAAGATGGTGGTTTGAGGCTGGGGAATTCAGACAAATGGTCTGACCACGCTGCAGCTGACGCATTTGAACAAGCCTTGATCAAGGAAGTGGATGCCACCATCGTCACGCCCGGAATAATGGACAAGCCCCTTTGGACATCGAGTGAAATAGGCAAAGTTATAGGCCAGTTTAAATCGTTCGCCTTTGCAGCCACCAACAAACAGTTTTTGTCTGGTGTCCATAATTTTGATGCCATGGTGGTACAGGGATCACTGTCGGTAATTACACTTGGAGCTATGCTGTGGATGTTGAAGGCTCATATGAGGGATCCGCAATTTGATTCGTCCTCTGTTTCCCCCGAAGAATTGTTGATTAAAGGAATCGAATATAGTGGGGTAATAGGATTTGGATCAGAACTTGTTAGTTTCGGGACTGGAATGGCCAACGCTGCCGGCATATATAAGGGTGACGGAAATTTCCGTTGGGCCAGGCAGGGTCTGATGGGCAGCATTGCCGGGCCATCAGCGGGGTTGGCGTCCGACATATTTCGGGGTGCCAGGGTTTTTACGAGAGATGAGCCCAATGCAGGCGATGTGGAAGCTTTAAGACGGGTGTTGCCTTACAACAATCTGTTTTATATCCGTAAAATATTTGATGCGGCTGAAGAGGCCGGGAAAGAAAGATTGGGGATTACAGACTGATGCCGAAAACCAAAAGTGGAATCAGGAGCAAAACTGCTCATAGAACTTTGGAACAGATGAGAAAGCATGGCAGAACATACCAAGCTTCTGCCACGCAAAAGAAAAGACGCGCCCAGCGTAATAATGCGAGGGCGCGGTTGATGAGAGAGGGTAAAGTCCGCAAAGGCGATGGTAAGCACGTTGACCATAAAACCTCTCTCAGTAAAGGTGGATCTAATAATAGATCTAACCTTAGGGCTGTTACCCGTCGTAGAAATCTAACAAAGAACAACCGTAGTTGATTTCGTTCAATGCAGCGGCGTTAAACATGATGTGCTTCGCGTGATGAAGACCCGACTCAGGGTCGATTATTTCTCCATTGGTTAAAGCCAATATATGTCGGAGCATTGAATCTATCACTTCCACTGGCTCGTAACTCAGCCATGCTTTTTCTTGAGCATCTGAGTATTTTTCCTCACCATATTCCACCACTTGAACCAAAGCCTCCAGGGCCTGTGGAAAAAGCATTGCCTTAGTCAGCTTAGTCTTGCCTTTGTTTTTCCTATCCATTGAGCATACTCCTCAGATCATCACGATCAATTTTGCCTATCCAAATAGCTGAAGCTTGAAGCTCCCAAGCGCTTAATGTCCGGTTGTGCTTTACATCGGGCATATCGCCTCCCAGAACTGCCAGGTGGCGGCGCAATTTACCATTATCTGATCTGATAATAATGAGTACGTTGCCTCCCACATGCACCCTGCGACGAACCCATGCGTATTGGGCTGGGCGGAGAACTACTCTGTTTGATTTAGTGTATTTAAGTTCAATATCCCAAACTTTGCCACCAGAGAGGCACAGGTTCACATCTGGTCTTCCAATGGATACACTGTGGGACTCGATTCTGTCCACGTCGCCCCACATGCTAAGCATAGGACGGATATCTTTCCATAATGCCGCTTCCCCCCTCATAGGTGTAATGCTCCCCCAACGATCCTGCTCACTACGGTATTGAAGGCTGTAACCCACTTGCTGGGAAGTCCATCTCTCATCCGCATCATTTCTTTGTACACTGAGTGGGCAACCTCCTTACCATGGCGATCCACATGGTATTCTCTGATGAAACAATAATTATCAATCAGATCGGCTACCTTTACAATCTCCTCTGGGGTCAATTCATCCTCAAACACATAATGCTTGGGAGGCTTTGCCGTCATTGGTATATCGCCACTGTGAACTTCATGTATGTCGTGGAGCAAAGCCAATTTCATTACTCTCAATTCAATCGCCGGCGGTACTTTATTGTACATCTTTTCCATCAGTTCCGCTGCTATAATCGCCACATTAAATGAGTGCTCTGCCACTGTCTGGGGGTGACTCGTTTTCACAACGTGCCACCTCTTGACAGATGATGCCCGCATTTTGTCTTGTATATTCATTTTGCTCTCCTTACGTCGTGGTATGTTGGGCCATAGCCGAACAGATCAATTTGGCATCCGTATTTGCGGCTAATCCCCTCAATTCTTTCAACGAGTCTGCCTAGGCAAGGCTCATCCATGTAGTTACAGAAATTCAAGAATAGCCTTTTGGGTCGGCAATGCCACAGGGCCTCTTCCAATTGGGCCATCGAGAACGTGAATACCCTGCGCTCTCGACCAGTTACTGTGGTGAACTCTGGTTGTATGCCTAATTCATCCCACGAGACTTCATGTTGATCATCATAACAACCTCCGCTGTGGCCATGTGCAGTGTTGCCGACCCTGATTGGATACGTCCTGAGTGTGCCCCACGTGTTGAGGGGCACATTGGGCAGACCCATGTCACTTGCCATTCGATAGGGTGTGCATTCCCGGCTAGTACAGTAAGGGTAAAACCGCTGGTTTATCCCGAGGCTGAAACCTTGGGACCCCTCTGCCAATACCCTCTTGGCATTAGATATTATATGTATCCATTCGTCTGGACCGACCATCCTGAAATCGGGGAATAGATCGGCGTACTGTTTCACCACGATGGGCTGGGCACTATCCCGGTACATTTTCTCCACAGTGGCGGCCATGGCCCCTTGTTTGGTAGAGGCGATGGATTTGGTGCCCTGAGATTTATTTTCCTCATCGCTGTGGCGTTTTCGCAGTATGGTAGCATTTTCATGTACGAGAATTTCGACATTGTTGAGATAGCCGATCGATTGGGCTGCCAATTTTTCTTCCATCAGCCGTGAGATGCTGAATACCGACCCCGGACCAATGAGCACATACTTGAGGTTGGGGGATACGATCCCATTGGGAAGCACTTTATGGATCATCTTCCGTTCACGGGAGTCAATGTATGTATGCCCGGCATTGGGCATGTTACATGTTACAACCACATCATGCTCGTATGTCTCGGCCAATAACCCGGCCAATAATCCCTTGCCTGTAGACCCATACTGCAGGTCAATAATCATGTCGATTCTTGGGGTTGATTCAAATTTCATCGCTTTGCTCCTCTTCATACCCTTCTTCTAACTCTTCTTCTAACGTATCTTCAAACACCTTAAGTGCAATACCATGCTGCTCGGTAATTACCTTTGCGAGGTCTTCCTTACATGGTACCTCGTAACAGTTCATACGCTTCCCTCCGCGTTCAATTACTTTTCTGACGAATCCTAACTCCTTCAGCGTTGTAAAAAATATATGAGTCGCCACTGGCCTTCTCATTTTGTGCTCAGCCCATCCTTCATAGGCAGCATATATGTCCAGTGGCCTAACTTTATTCGGCCAAAGAGGATCTTCTTCTATCTCATCGGCCCAGGGGGTTTTAGGTCGTGGCATAGGAGGCGCTCCAAGGCTTTCGGTGTCAATTGCTCTTGCCAGCCATGCGGCAATTGATCCTTTGGTTTGACTGGACTGAGTATATTGTGATCGTTGACCTTTAAGCGCTTCGGTGACGGGAGCCCGATTCAGCCTACTGGTGATTTTCCGGTTCATTAAATCATGAAGCATAGCTTCGAATCCTCCTTTCTTTTCCATCTGGTCGTGAATAGCTTCAAAATATGAATCATCACCGGCCATTCTACCGCTCACTTCCAAGATTAGCCATCGCCTTGATTGGGGACCAGCCGGGATAAACCAGTCCTCATTGGATGCTATGACCATGTGGGCGCAGTTGTACTGCTGAATGGCATCAACGCCCTTCCTTTCCGAAGTTATGACCCTCTCCGAAACCATGGCTTTGAGCTTGCCGGCTACCTTGCGATCACCGCCATACGTGACTTCATCAGCGAAGACAAACACGGCGTCTGCCAAGTGACCGCTGAATCTGCCAGTGAGATGCTCTACCGATGTCAAGTGCTTGAATGCAGCCCCAAACAGTGCCCCAAACATCTGGGCGAACGTTCCCTTGCCGCACCCCTCAATCCCGTGAAGAATGATTGCGCACCCTTTTGGGTTAGCAGGATCTTGAACAGCATCAGCCATCCAATCTAGAACCCAATTATACAGTTCTTCATTCTCGTCGCACACTATGTCGCGAATGTGGGCGTCGAATTTACTCCAATCGCCCGGTACAGGTTCATATGCAAACCCCGGCCACAGGTTATAATATCCGTGGTATCCCTTGGGTTTGCCTGGGAACATCCCTATGCCAGAAGGGTATGTTCTCCTGTTGGGGTGACTCAGCCAAATATCCGTGCGTGTGGTCTTTATAACCTTGTTCGCATTACTCACGAAAATAACTGGCTCATTTTCATGCAGCGATTTGAATGCCGCCCGTTTCAGCAGTCTGTACGGTGGCTGGATGTTTTTCATTTCCTTCGGTACTTTGATTTCCTCCAGTATCATAACGTCGCCGCCTATTGGCACAACGGCGTGGTTCCCGTTGAGATCGTCTATGATAGCGTCTATCTCGTTTTGGTCCTCGCTCCGTTGTGGGTTATTCATCCTGAAGCCACCGAGCCTGGCGTAATGAATCAGGGTGCCAATTCTAACGGGACCACCGGATGTGAATCCGCTCCAACGATCTGCGCACTCTCCTTGCTTATACCGTTCGCCCTGTTTGCTCCAATCGTCCCAAATTTTTAGCCCACTGGGGCCTTCTATTTGAGTATGGATGGCCATACCAATCTGAATCCAATCGTCATACGACAGCTCGTCTGGGTTAATATGTTTGAGCATATTCTCAAGTGTGTCTTCAGAGAATTTATCCTCCATGTCCGATTCGGACATTTGCTCGTTGCCCCTGTTCTCAGCCGGAGGAGGACCACCCTGCCAAGATTTGCCTAGCCTGTCTAATATCCAGAATGGTATGTCGGGCGTTTCACCACCATGATTCCACTGGTACTGGACATTATCAACGATGGATGGCCATGCTACGACATGACCGCGACAAGTCTTCCAATCGCCGCCTCTGGTGTCAATCCCGAGGCCAACTTTATTGGTTGATGATGTCGCGTTCTCCTGCCAATTGAACAGCAGATGATTGCCGCCAGATGGTGTAATCTGGACTGGGCCATCGTATTCATATCCTTCCGGTACAATCTTCTCCATTGAGGCGAAACCATTGACTTCGCCGTGCGTATCAATGTCAAGGGCAAATACACCCTTTTCACATCCGGTGGCGATGCCGATGTTCCATCCTCTGAATCTACCTTCAGGACCAAACCACTTTTTCACCATTTCAACCTTTGTGGTCGCATGACTATAATTGATATTGTGTCGTTTGCCCGGTAGCTTTTTGCTGTTCGGCTCCAGTGGTATTATACGAAAGCCGTTTTCCACATAATATAGTGCAGCTTCATATATTTTCTGGTCAAATGATACGATTTCGTTAATCTCAGCGATTTTCTTGATGTCTATACTAGCCATTACTTATCTCCTTTAATGGATGCCCACCAATTTACACCCGAACCTTTGTAGTCGAGTGTTATTGGCACGTTGATGATAGGTTGCTCTACAGTATCTTTTACTCTGTTCCACACCTCCTTTACTTTATCTTCTCTGATTGACATACTATAACTGTCGTGCGTATTAAGTATCAGTCTACCATCGTCGCCCAGGGCGTTTATTATTCTGAGCCAATTGTGCTTGTTGATGTCAGCTGATGTGGCCTGAATCAATAATCCAGACGCTTTATACGCAAAACGTTTGTTCGGTATATTAATCACCCTGCCGAACTCAGTTCGAATCCATCCCCTGTGCATGATGGTGTTCTTACACCTGGCCGCAAGCTCTCTCACACCAATGACTTTATTGTAATATAAATTGATGATCTGTTCGGCTTCCGCGCATGGCTTGTCATATACCACTACTTCACCCTCGTCCGTAACGAATGACTCTTGGGTTGTTGAGTATCCCAATTGCTTAGCGATGCTCCCCTTCCCAGAGTTGAAGATCATGGACAGGTTCAACTGCTTGGCGTTTGGCCCACCATCGGGCCTTGGGTTGCGTGGTACTGACATTAGATCGGCAACCCATCCGTGAAAGTCAGTATCGGGATTTCTGGTGTATACATCTATCAGCTCGCGGTTGAACCTTCCCACCAAACTGGCAAAGACCCTAACCTCGAAACTGTTTAAGTCACCTTCAACCCACATATGGCCTTCATCAGGTAAAAAGCATGGCTTCACAATCGAGGCAACCGCCCTGTTCCTGTTGGGGATCTGCTGCAGTGCTGGGTCTGTATAACTGAACCTCCCGGTCTTTGTCCCTCCTTCGGAAGATGCCGTCTGGTTGATATTGGGATGCACACGCCAACTTCCACCTTTCCACTTGGCATGTCCCAATACATGCTTGCCGAGAAACGTGTCGGCTGTCTTGATCATCCTTCTTATTTCAATGATTTTGTCTGCTATAGGGTCTTTTTCTGCTATCCTGAGCAGCACTTCATTATCAATTGATGGGTTACCTTTCTCCGTCGTCTTGCACTTAACCCCACAGGAAAGAACGTATTCTCCATTGCCATTCTTCTTCGGGTTAAAGTATTTTATGACTTGCGGCGATGAGTTGGGATTGAATGGTTTCCCCATGGCCTGATCCAATTGCTTCTTCAGATCGTTGATCGTCGTATGAAGTTTAGTTCTGGCCTGTTCCGCATAATCCAGGTCGACTCTGACGCCCGTCATTTCCTGGTGTACCACATGCTGAATGAGGGATTGTTCCAGACCGGCTATCTTCCACAGGGCTTTATGTCGCTGTTCATGGTTGATGATTCGGTGCTGTACTTCGAACAGTTTCAAGGTCAATTCAGCGTCCCGGATCGCGTAGGGGGCTACCAATTGGGGATCGGCCAGATGTAAGTTCGGCATCTGCTGATTCCTGGTGGCCTTACCGCCGAACACACTGGCTAGTTCTTCGTAGATATCAGACACTTTCCTTTCGCCCAGATATCGACTGGCTAATGCGTCCAGTGTGTATGCGTTCCTGCCGAGATTCTCGTCGATAATGCAGGCTTGGATTGCCACATCGACTATATTATCGAATGGGATCTTAATCCCAATGGTGTAAAGGAATTTCCAGTCAAACTTGGCGTTGAACATGGCCACCGTCCCAGTGTAGGATGACAGTTCCTTCCTTAGTTTTTCAACTTCTTCTGGTTGATGTCTGGTGTCAATGTACCATGCGTTTGTCGGGGTAGCTATTGATATTCCAAATATGGCGTCATCGATGAAACTGAGACCTGTAGTCTCAGTATCTATAGCTATTCTATCGTGGTGTTCTAAGTTGTACATGTTTATAGTCCTAATTTTGCCCAGGAAGTTAATGAGGGGAGGGTAGCCCCTCCCCGTGTTTATTCTAAAATGGGATGTCTTCGTCATCCTCATCTGATACTTGGGCTCTCGGTTCCTCTTTGGCTGTGAATGCCAATGAAAGAAAAGTTTTGCCGGACGCCTTTCCTTTCATGAGCCAACCAGCCAGCCAGAATTCCACCCTGTTTTTGCAGTGTGGGCATACCACAATGGCTTGACCTCTCCTGTCTGGATGTTGGGCGGTGACCTTCCGGTCGTTCTTGAACATCGCGCCCTTATTCACGTTATCCCACTTGTTCCCATTCATATTGTGGTCCATATCGTTCTATCCTATTCAATTTAATTAGTTCTCCCGGCAGACGTCTGCCGGGAGTACAATGGTTACTCCTAGAAGTCCCCAGTATCCGACACCGATTCCCTATTCGGCCTCGCCGCTCCGGTTTTCACCTGTTCGTACATTTTCTCGGCCATCTTGAAGATATCTTCATCCACATAGCCCAGTTGGCGTACGCGCCAATTGTAAAACCCCTGCCCGGCAGCGTTGTTGTCATCTACCACAGAAAGTTCGTAGATACGCTCCCAACGATCGCCGCCTGCCGATTGAATGAGGGTATTGAACTGGCGGGAGATTTTCATCTGCGACTTTGACATCGAGATAACGGCACGATCCGCGAATTGGTCCATAGTGGCCACTGGGGTCTTCGCATGGAAGACCAGGCAGTAGTGCTGGCCGGTGTCAACTATATCGAGATTTGCACTGTCAGGGTCTTGACGGATTTCTGATAGCGCTTCTTCCCTCGTCTGGTATGCTCCTTTGAAGCCACCGCCTTTGTTGATGTCCTTCCAGATGATCCACTCCTTCACGTAGTAGACAGGTACCACAAACACCTTGTTGCCGTACAGTTCATTTGTGGCCGTGTTAAATATCATCTTCGGCTCGGCACCCTCAATGTACTCGGCTTTGGATTTCTTGTGTTGAGGCGACAAATCCTGAATGATTGAGAGTCGGGGTATAACCAGATCGTCCGACTTGACCCCCTCATTTCCACGGGGCATAGTCTCTCCCACAACCCTCATCCACTTGGGGCGTACTGTGTTGTTTGCGATTTCTTTGGTAGTCATTCCAATATCTCCTTAAGATTTAACTACAATTGCCCTGACATAGGGCGTATATGTAACAGCATCCTCGGGTGGGATGTCATCACAATCATTGATCTGAGACTTGATAAGAGCCTTCAGAGTACCAGCGTTGATTGTCTCTGTGATAACGGAATCAAATTTGTTCTTTCTCACCCATTCAAATAGGGCGTCTTTGTCCACCGTTCTAACCCATGCGTCGGGACGAAGCTGTAGCCTACCGACGTTTTCTATTTTCATCGATTGGATGTCCTGTTCAGCCATTTTCTCCGGCACAAGATTAATCGTAAACCAATCGTACAGTTTTGATAGAGCGGCTCTTTCCGCAGTCAGTCTGTCCAACTCTTCCCGTAACCCCGAAATGTGTCGGGCCAATTGGGGCAGAGACCAGCTACTATATATTGCTTCATATTCATCGTGTCTATTCACGTTCATTTCCTTAAAATGAATTATAAAATTTACCCGGTTTTTCCGGTGATCCCATATTCGAGTCTATATATTTTGCCACACCTCCTTTATGCTTAATAGCACTTAACACCATTGAATCGTACTCGTGAGCCATTTCAATGTCCACATATGTAACGGACTTATATTGTCCTTTCCTGTGGACTCTATCCTCACTTTGCATCCTGTTCTCATAACTGAATGAATTCGAAAAGTATATGACCAGTGTGGCTGCTGTCCACGTTTGACCCATTCCGCCCACTGAGGGATTAGCCACAATAAAGCGCACCTCCCCGTTCTGGAAGTCTTCAGTCGTCTGATTTCTTTCATCAGCGGTGTCTTTCCCATAAAAGGTTCGGACTTTTCCCGGCGCGTAACTGTCCAATTGTTCTTTGATGGCTTCAATTTCAGGCACAAACCTGGCCCAGATGATAACTTTGGTTTCGTGCGAGATTCCCTGAATCAAATCCATGAGGGCTTCCAGCTTGGGGTTTTTGCCTTCCACTGGGGATGTTCGGTATACTCGTTCTCCTCGTGAATCTAATTCGGCATAGGGAAAGTTGCCACCGAGGATCTGTTGAAATCTGGTTAATCGCTCCAATATTGTGCGTACCGACAGAACTTCGCCTCCCTGCTCAGCCTCAAATTTCTCCTTCAAAGCCTTGATCAGGGCCAATTGCTCCTTTGTTGGTTCCACAGAGACTCGCTCGTACACTTTCTCGGGCAAGTCCAATACATCAGCCTTTTTCACCACATCAGTAAAAGGAGCCAGTCGGGCTAGCAGTTCATCTTCATTCATATAGCCCAGGATTTTTCTACCCTCAAATCCTCCCATAATGCAGTACGTCCTCTTGAACATGAAGTAGTTCTTGACGCCAATTATGTTCCGGTCCAAGAATAGGAATTGGGAGTATAAGTCCTCCATTCCTTGGGTTATTGGTGTGCCGGTCATGATTATTTTATACTCACACTGGTTGGCCAGTTGCACCGCTTTCTTCGTTCTGGTCGCGTTCGGGTTCTTGAGCTTTGAGGACTCGTCACACACAATCATTGGATTCCGTGTGGCCACAAATTCACTGGCCAATTTGGACGCCTTTCCATTAGATAATGACTCTACCCCGACCACCAACACTTCCAATTTTGAGGGCTCGCCCAGTGATAGCGCTTTTCTTCCAGCCTCAATAACGTCCACTGAGGCTGGGATTGGACTCCACTTGAGTATCTCACTCTTCCAAACAGACTTGATGGGAGTCGGACATACGACCAATAGAGAATCGATCTGGTCTGCGTTGAATCTAGCCGCTGCCAGATTGATGGCAGTGAACGTTTTTCCCGTTCCCATCTCCCAGAATAATGCGTACTCCTTCTTCTTCCATGCCTTTCTCAGACCAATTAGCTGATGATTCATGGGAGGAGATATGAATGAGTGCTTGTCCATTATTAAGCCTCTGCCACAAATTCCCACGTGTCCTCATAAACCCAGGCATCGCCCACATCAGATGAGCCACACCTGTCACAGCATGGCACATTCTCGGGAACGTGAATCATAGCTCCCCATACCTCTTGCTTACGGCCGACGTCTGCTATACGGATATTAGTGCACTCGTCACATTTAAAGCAATATTCGTGCTTTATAACTTCACGATGAGTGTTGGGGGTTGAATCTGAGGGCTTGTTCATGATTAATTCCTAATGTAAATAAAGCTAAAAAGTTAAATAAAGCTAAAAAGTTAAAAAAAGCTAAAAAGTTAAAAAAAGACCCGGTTCCCAATAAGGGGGACCGGAACCGGGCAAAAAGCCACTATGGCTAGATCCTAACTGGTGGAGACATAGACCAGTTTTGCTTTGGATCCCAATAGTGGCTGGGCATCACTCGTCCAATAGGGCTTGCTCCTTCGCGTTCGCGTTCTTTTCTTCCCTCGCCTGTTCAAATTCGGCCAGACGAGCATCGACAGACTTGCGAATATCCCCACTGACTTCCTTCAACCGGATGGAGCCTGCAGTTCCTTCTTCAGTGCTGAGATTCAACTTCTTGACGACGCCACGGATTCGATTACCGATCGCCATTCGTTGTTGTCCCCGGTTAAGATGGCTGTAGCGGCCAATAATGTCACGCGCCGTTCCCAACTCGGGATCGATAGCGACCAATACTTCCGCCACCTCGTCAGTAGTGCAGCCAGATAGCGCCTGCGCCACTTCGTCACCGTTGTTGTGAGCCTTTCCTCCGGAAGCAGTCCGTTCTACCACATAATTACTGATGTCCGGTCGAATAATGGGAGCTTTACGCTCAGATCCGGTTTCTGGTTCGACTTCAACTTCAGGTTCAACTTCCGGTTCAACTGCTAACTTTCTACGTCTGATCATAATATGTCCTCAAATTGGCAGGGTCGTGCCCCGACGAGAATGATCATTATACCACATAGAGCATGCCTTGTCAAGAGCTATTTAAAGCATGAAATATTAGTAATATTTTATAAAGATGTAAAACAAAGCTAGGTAGTGTAAAGTAAATAAAATATAAAAAAACTTCAACATCGAAATATCCCGTAAAAATGCCAATAGGGGCACGCACAAATTCAGCTTCTCGACAGGTGTGCTCATGCCTCTAATACATCCAATACTTCATCCCTCATGTCAGAAGCATACGAATGCAAGTCCACATCATTCAGAGCCGGGTGCGCCTTGACATATTCCACCATCTCGATCCCATAACTTTCTGAAATATTGGGGGCCAATAGACCAAAAAAAGCCCACGCCTTCAGCAAAGTCGGACACGATATCTCATCCAATAATTCTCTGCGGATGTGAAAATCTTTCTCCTTCCTTACATCCTCCAATAACTCATCCAAAGATCGGGTCTTTGAAGGCTTAGGCTGAGGCGTGATAGCGCTCTTTGAAGGTTCTAGACCAATAGGGACACGCACCGGCTCAACTGGTGCGTTCTCGGCCTTATTCATCTGCCGGACCTGTTTAACAGTGGGCTTTTCTCCATCCTCAATCATATTATAAACTTTATTCATTGTGGATTGCGGGGCATTAATAAGCTCCATGGATAACGAAAAACCTAAATACTCCACAATGTCTGACGCACCATTATACTTTTTTGATAGTTGCATATAAGAATTGAGGGTTCGGGGTGCTACTCCAGGGAAAACCTCACGCGCAAATTCAGCTCTCCACTTGCCGAATTCAGCATCTCCGGGAAACTTTTCGCGGGCCTGATTAAGCAGACGTCCTATGTTCAATTTATGGGTAACCGCAGAATGAATGGCTTCTTTCACTTCGTTGCGGAGCAGATCTTCAATGGTACTCAAACTAACCTTGACTTTCATAATGATGTCCTAGTACGTGAATGTAGCTGGCCCTATATCCAGCACGTACATTATACCATAGTGAGCATGTGGACACAAGATATATTCACACAAAGAAACAAGCCGGCTTGGACCAGACTGGCGCGCGCATGGAACAGAGAGCCGGACAGGAAATGAGCATAAAGGGAAAGCCGGCTTGGACCAGACTGGCGCGCGCAAACGTTTGGCTTTTGTTTTCGTTCTTTTTTTGTTCTTGTTTTCGTTTTTTTCGGCTACCCCCCCCTTATATACTTTTTTTTTTTTAGAAAAAAAAAAAAGATAGGTGCGCGCGCGCCGAAAAAGAACGTACGAACGCGCGCACGCCGCTTTTCCGTCCGTCCGAGTCGCCGACGCCCGCCCACGTGCGCGCCACCTACCCTTTTTTTTCCGGAGAAAAAAGCGCGTCCGAGCGCGCCCCCGGGGGGGGTGCCGTTGTTCCATAGTCGGCCCCGAAAAGGTGTCTCCGGCTTTTTCTCCGGCTCTCCGGGCGCGTCTGCGTCTTTCCAAACCCCGGACGGTACATTTCCGAAACGGCCGACGGACGGCCGGGGAAAAAGCCGGAGATATATCTGAATATGTTCATATATCCCCCCCCCGCGCGCGCATGGGGGGACCCCTGAACCCCCGAAACCGGCCCAGAAAGCCCCCTGGCCGATATCCGAAACCACGATCGGGGCGGGAGTTCCGCGACCCTGTTCCACGGTTCCCGTTTGTTCCACGTGGAACCACGACCGAGGCGGGAGTTCCGGCCAAGAACCCACTGGCATACAACCGGAACCCGGATGTTCCACGTGGAACCCGGCCAAGACCCACTGGCATACAACCGGAACCCGGAACCCAGGCGAGAGCCCCACTGGTATCTGTACTATTCCTGTGTTCCTCAACCTTGATCCTTGTGCAACGCTCGGGGCCCCGGTATCTATTGCTCAATGACATGTGTCTCGCAACGGGAGTTCCGCAACCGGGGCAGTGATAGCGCGACTTGTCGCAGCATTTAAAAAGGATTTTGACTTTGATTTTAATAATTGCTTCTTTTTAAGAAGGCATTTTGATTTTGATTTTGATTTTAATAATTGCTTCTTTTTAAGAAGGCTTTTAAACCGGCCTAGAGAAACAGGCTGGCCTAGAAACAGGCCAGCCATGATAGCGCTTACCAATTAACCTCGTGCTCGGTTTCAGGATCGTATATCCTAACGCTTGTCCAATCAATTTCCCCTGATCGTAGCAATTGATCTAGGGCGGGCAGGAGCTGTTTGTCGTACGTATCCACAATTGGGGTCAAATCCTCATTCTCCATATTGAAATCGTCTTTGACTTCAATTTCAACCGTGTGGGTATACTCAACCGTTACCATCAACTTTTTCATTTCTTCTCTCCCTTGGCAGGAATTTCCCACTCTCCGTTCTTCAACCTTGATCGCAACTTGTTACCAGCATTCATCCGTTGTTGCCCGGGATTCAACTTCGCATACTTGGATGCATGGAACCCGGAATCAGTGCCACAAACTTTATCAGCCAGTGACAGAATCTGCGGAATAGTTAATGTCCCCAAATATTCTGCCAAGTCATCCGCGCAACTGGCAGACGATGAACCAGAGGCACTGGTACAAGCTTTGTAATTATTTTTTATTCGATATTTCTTCAACTGCTGGCTCATCTTTTGACCAGCGGTTAACTCCTCCTCCTCATCTCCCTGTTCCTCAACCACGGGGCTTGGAACAGGCTTAACCTTGGCAGGAGCCTTAGCCTTGCGCTTGGCAACAGGAGCATCAGCTTTAACAGGAACCTTAGCCTTGGCAGGAGCCTTAGCCTTGGCAGGAGCCTTGCGCCTGGCAGGAGCCTTAGTTTTAACAGCGGTTTTAACGTCGTTCATAGTATCAGTCCTAGTACCAATTGGCGTAATTGCCAATTGAATGAATATTGTATGATAGCGCGTCCAATCCGTCAAGTATTTAACGTATCTTTTTTCAGGAACGAGGAACAGCCCCCTCCTCCTATTCAACCGGATTTTGGGGGTTCGGGGGTTTCACCCCCGCATGTAGGGGTTCGGGGGACGCCCCGTGGGGTTCGGGGTATCCCCGAGCATATTGGGTCCCCTAAGCTTTTGAGATTTTGATTTTGACCTTATATATAGCCAAAAAACGTCGGGTCCCCGGCGTTGGCTCATCATATGCTCCACATGCCGAGCGCACTTGCTTCAACGGCCCTGAGCATATCCCCGCCCTGGTCTCGGGGCCCTGAGCATATCCCGCCCTGGTCTCGGGTCCCCGTTTTTTCCTTTTTTATTGGTCTCGGGCCCTGAGCATATCCCCGTTTTTTCCTTTTCCATTGGTCTCGTCCCCGTTCCCGTTCTCGTCCTGGAACCAGGATGGCCCTGAGCATATTCTTTTTCCTTTTTTGGAAGTGGGAATTGTGCGTGCCCTTATTGGCATTTCTTTTCTTTTTTCACTTGACAGAAGATTTTACATGTGATATAATACATGGAGTCCATATTTGAATTTCCTCCGGTGGACTTTTGAATATATGGAGGAGGAGTTATGAATGTTAACGATTGGTTTGTGGAAAATGAAGACGATCTGGCTCTAATTGAAATGGAGATTCGTGAGTGGGAGCTAAACCAGGAATTGATGAGGCAATATAGAAATGAACAGCAAAGAGTCCTCATTGAACGGCGACAACAAATTGTTGGCCGAATCAACGAGGATAGAGCCAAGAAGGGTCTCGAAAAGCTTACTTGATTACAACAAGGCTAATGGCTGGCCCGATGTAACGCCACAGCAGAAGTTGTTTTCAAGAGAGTTCGCTCATATTGGAATTTTGTCTCGGGCCTGCAAGGCTTCGAAGGTGAGCACTGCAAAAGCCGTTATGTGGGTTAGGGACCCCCTCATTTCTGCGTATATTGGCTATATTCAAGAGGAGTTATCGTCACGATCATTATTGACCCGGCAATTCGTTGAGCTGTCCTTATTGGAACAATACGAGAAGGCGAATGGCAATATTGACATTCCTATAGTGGACAGGAATGGGGATGTCATTATGGCCCCCCGCTGGAATGGCCAAGTGGCACTTGGGGTCCTCAAAGAAATGGGCTCAATGATTGATATTGGAAAGCGCCCTGAATCGAAGGGGGTTACAGTAAACATCAATTTGGATTCATTTGTGGGCCGGACTGTTGAGGAGGACGATGAAGATGACGGAGACATCATCGATATCTCTCCCTTATAACTGGACTGCAAGGCATTACCAATCCCCGCTTATGGAATATATGGTGAGCGGAGGGTCAATGGATCACAAACGAGCGGCATGTGTGTGGCATAGGAGGGCTGGCAAGGATTCATGTTCTCTGCAGATATGCGCTGTGGCCTCCCAGATGAGGATAGGAACCTATTGGCATATGCTGCCTACCCTACAGCAAGGGAGACGTGTAGTATGGGAAGCAAGAGATAAAATTGGCAGGAGAATGATAGATCAAGCTTTCCCGGCACCGATGAGGGCAGGAAAGCCAAATAATTCAGATATGAAGATGGAACTGTCAAACGGTTCCGTGTGGCAGGTAGTAGGGTCTGATAACTTCGATTCATTAGTGGGATCTAACCCTATTGGCATAGTCTTCTCCGAGTACTCAATCGCGAACCCACTGGCATGGGAATACTTCAGGCCGATCCTATTGGAAAACGACGGCTTTGCCATATTCATCTATACCCCCCGTGGAAAAACACACGGTTATTCATTATATGAAATGTCAACCAAACACGAGAATTGGTTTTCATCAATACTAACTGTGGAAGACACTGGGATTCTGAGCAGGGAGGACGTTGAAGAAGAAATTAATCAGGGGATGTCACGCGAAAAGGCAATGCAGGAATTCTACTGCAGCTTCGATGTGGGAATGGAAGGGTCATACTACACCGAAGAGCTAGCCTACGCCGAACGGAATAACCTTATTGGCAGCTATCCCTGGGATCCGGACAAGCCGGTTCAAACCTGGTGGGATATTGGAATCCGGGACAACACATCCGTTATATTCACGCAGGAAGGACCCGACGGAAACCCGATTATTATTGATCACGTGTCAAAAAGAAATCTGGGCGTGGCTGATTGGGCTAGGGAGATACGCTCATACCCTTACAATTACTCAGACCATTATGGTCCCCACGATCTGGATACAAGGGAATGGGGAAGCTCAGTTACAAGGCAAGAGATAGCAAGGCAACATGGGATACACTTTGATATTGTGGATAAAGTCCCGGTGCAAGATGGGATAGACGCCGCAAGATCTATGATCAGAAAAGCCAAGTGGGATAAGGACAAGACCCAGAGTCTAAGGGACAATTTGGGATATTACCATAGAGAGTGGGACTCTAAAAGACAAGTATTCAAAGATAAACCTAATCACGATCACTCATCTCATGACGCCGACGCTTTCCGTTATCTATCTGTGGGATGGAGCCAGTCACGCACGGGCAGAATACTGGTGAGAGGAGAAGACGGAAAGTACATTCCGAATGTTAAGGTGAATAGGGCATACAAAGGTCACGTTCGTTTCAGAGGTGTGGGTAATGGATTGTAAAATGCTCAGAAAGCGGCTGGACACGCTCCAGTCGTCAAGAAAAGTTGTAGAACAACAATGGAATCTGGTGAGGGAATATGTAGTACCCTACAGAGGCAACTTCCTACAGGAAGGAGTCATGGAATCATCAGTTAACTGGCAGGAGAACCGGCGAGTGTTTGATTCGACGGCGATCAATGCCAATAACATACTGGCCTCGTCTATCCACGGGGCTGTAACCAACCCTTCTACTCAGTGGTTTCAGTTCAGGTTCAGGGATGATAAACTATCCGACCACACGGAGGCTGCCCAGTGGCTTCACGAATGTGGCCAGATAGTATTTGAAACGCTGAGGGACAGCAATTTCAATCTCCAAGCAAATGAATGCTACCTGGACCTGACATCGTTCGGGTCAGCATTTATCACGAAGGAAATATTGGAAGATGGGGCCGGCGGGTTTGAAGACTTTCTGTTCCAATCTATCCCACTGGAAGAAGTATTCTTTGAACAGGATTACCGTGGAAGAATACAAAACGTATACAGAAAAATGAAATGGTCAGCGGTGCAAATCCTGTCCAAATTTGGGGACAATACCCCAGATGTGATCAAGGAAAAAGCACAAAATAATGCTACTGATCAAGACATAACCGTGGTGTTCGCCGTATACAAAAGAGAAGGTAGTGTAGCCGAAGCATCAATGGTGGCATCACCTGAAAGAAGACCATACGGGTACAAGTATTTCCTCTATGAAGACTCTACGCAGCTTGGTGATGAAGGAGGTTACTACTCCATGCCAGCACTGGCAATGAGGTGGAGGAAAACATCGAATTCCGTGTGGGGTAACAGCCCCGCCATGATTGCCATGCCCGATATTGTAACTCTCAACCAACTGGTGGAGTTAATATTGGATTCCCTCGAAAAAGTTGTGGACCCCGCAATAAAAGTTACGGAGAGAGGGCTGTTGTCGGACCTGAATCTTGGGCCGGCGGGTGTCAACGTGTTGAGGTCTTTAGAAGACATGGAGGCGTTTGAGAGTAGAGCAAGATTTGATGTGGCAGAATTGAACAGGGAAAAGCTGCAGGCGTCAATTCGGTCCATCTTCTATGTGGATCAATTGGAATTAAAAGAAGCCCCCGCAATGACGGCGACTGAAGTTAATGTAAGATATGAGTTAATGCAAAGACTATTGGGACCAACTCTGGGAAGACTGGAAAGCGACTTCCTTGACCCACTGGTATCGTCGGCATTTGCTGATTTAATGAGATACAAGCGGCTTCCGCCTATGCCTGCTCAGGTGTCCGAACATAAAAACCCGGTGTTAAACATCGAATACACTGGCCCCATGGCACGCGCTCAGAAACAGGATCAGGCACAGTCATTGACTACATTCCTTGGGTCAGTGGCCCAGATGATGGAAGTAGCACCACCCATGGGAGCCAGAGTGGACTGGAATCAAGCGGTGGTTATGCTCGCAGAATACACTGGAGTAGAACCACGAGTTCTGAAGTCAGAAGCTACCATGAAAAAAGAACAAAAACAGGCGGAAGAGCAAGCTCGCAGAATGCAAGAGGCTGAAATCGCTGGTGCTGAAGGGCAGGCGATGGAATCAATCGGTAAAGGTGAACAATTAATGAGGGGAGTATGAAGAAAAACGTCGCACTTGAAAAGCTGAAAAATGACCTGAAAAAACGGGTTAGGTTATATCAATCCGTGTTTGGCACGATTGATGGAGCTAAAGTATTGAGCCAAATGCACGAAGAATTCAATGGAGAGGATGTGTTTAGTAGAGATCCTCAACAGACCGCGTACAACCTCGGGAAAAGGGATGTGGTGTTATACATACAAGGGATGATGAATGCAGACATTGGAGAATCAAATCATGAGTGATACTAGTGAAGCCGCTGTTACGCAGAATGAGTCTTCGCCCCCATTGGAATCTGTCTCCCAGCAGACGTCTGCCGGGAGCTGGCTGGACTCAATGCCTGAGTCATTGAGATCGGCACCATTTATAAAGGCGGCTAAGAATGAGGCTGATGCTCTGCAGCAAATAAAAAATGCGGCAGCACACATGGGGAATTCACTCAGAATCCCCAGTGAGGATTCGTCGGATGAGGACAAGGCCAGATTTCGTTCCAGAGTGATTGAAAAAATCCCGGAATTGATGTTGAAGCCAAACCCAGACGACATGGACGCGTTCTATAGTTCATTGGGCAGGCCAGAATCACCGGACAAATATATTATCGATACAGAAGAACTCCCCAATGATTTCGAGCTATTTTCTCAAACGGCGTTCAAGCATGGGTTGACTCAGGATCAATTCCGTGGGGTGCTAGAGGATATTATCTCACAGACCAAAGAGCAGAATGAAATAGACACCGCCGAACACAACACGGAAATGGCTGCTTTGAAAAGTGAGTGGGGTGAGGCATATGATCAGAATATGTCATCTGTGAAAAACTTCCTGTTGTTGTCTGATGCTCCCGAGGGGATCGTGGAGATGTTTTCTGAGAAGGCAATGTCTCCTCGTGAAATCAAATGGATTCACTCAATCGCCAACCAGACAAAAGCCCCAGTGGAGCTGGCCGCTCAACGAACAGAACAACAGGCACTGTTGACGCCAGTGGAGGCTAGGAATAGGATTCAAGAGGTGATGAACAATTCAAGCCACCCTTATTGGAATTCATCTGACCCTCGACACAGCGATGCCATAAACAAAATGCTGGAATACCAGAGGGCGGCGAACCCGGAATGATATCAAAAATTGACAGGCGTACTTCGATGTGCTATACTTTTAGTAGGGAAAAAGTCCCATTGGATCGGGGTGCCAGATAGGTCCGTAACATAGAAATATAGCTGAGGGTTCCGGTTACCGGGCTGACAAGCAGCGAGATTTTAAACACACTGTTTAGGAGCTACCATGTCAGCTACAATCGATAGGGTGTACGTTAACACCTATGAAACTAACGTACGCCACTGGGCGCAGCAAGGTGTAACCCGTCTTCGCCCGTACGTGATGGAAAAGTCTGTGCAATCTGAAGCCCACAATTGGGAGAGGATTGCATCTACTGCAGCCATCCAAAAGACCACTCGCAAAACCTCGACTCCCGATCAAGAAACAGAGTGGTTCCGTAGGAAATCGATTCCGGTTACCTATCACACCGGTGATGTCACTGAACAGGAAGATGTAGTTCAGATGATTATCGACCCCAACAGCAATTATGCCCAGGCGCAAGGCATGGCCATGCGTCGTGCTCACGATGATGAAATTATTCGTGCGGCAACCGGCGATGCCCTGGACGGTGATGGGAACGCAATCTCATTTCCTGCCGGGCAAGAGATCGGAGACGGGTCTACCACCATTTCATTTGATCTTGTTACTGAGGTCGCTGAAATGTTCATGGCCAATGACATCGACCCCGATGAAGATAAAATCTGGGTAGTTGATCCTGCTAACGCCCGCAAATTGCTGCAGTTGACCGAGGCCACTTCCGGCGACTATAATACCGTTCGCCCCCTGGCTTCCAAAGGCTACATCGACAGTTGGATGGGCTTCCGTTGGATCTGTTCTACTCGGCTCCTTGCGCCGTCAGCAGGTCAAGTGGGGAATCTTATTTTCACCAGAAAAGCCATCGGGATGCAAATGAACAAGGATATTTGGTCACGTATTACCGAAGATCCTTCAATTTCGTATGCATGGCGTATTTACTGTGCTTCTACCTTCGGCGCAGTCCGTGTGGAAGATGAGCACATTGTTCATGCTATTCTGGCTGATACCGTATAGGATGTTTACTGTATGAGGAAAATGGGGGCTAATTTTATAGATGTTAACCGGATTCTTGACGGTTTTAACAAGGGTATGACAGCCAGTCAGATATCTGATACGTTGGGTGTCCCACTGGAATGTGTCAAGTCATATGAACCTGTAAAGGCCCCTAAATCTGAAACTACGGATAAGTCGGTGAAATTTTAATGCCAAGGGCTTACGAGAAGATGCGTGACTCATTCAAGAAAAAAGGAATGAGTGATAAAGCGGCTAAGAAAAAGGCTGCTCGAATCTACAATTCTAATCGCAAGCCCGGAAGCAAGCCAGTGGGGAGGAAACACTGATGCCTATCGCACCGAATACATCGATTAAACTCAATATCCACGACCCAAAAAAAGATGCTATTGTCGGCACTGCCGGGCCGGGGACCACTGGCTCTGATGTATCGATCTGGGCGGGGAACAACATAGATCCGCAGCTCACACAATCCATTGTCGGCGGCTTCCGTCAATTGCTGCGATTTGCCAAGGAAAATTTGCACGACCTATCTGGTACCCCGGCGGTGGTCCACATGCCAATTGGCGGTGGTGTTCCCGATATGGACGTTAATGGCACACCAACCGCCCAAGAGCTAAGGTTACACATCGGCGCGGAAGCTTATACCGGTGGTCGCAGCCATTTTCTGGATCGGACGTTTAAAAGCCTACTGGAACGCTGGCTAGAGGAGTCCAAATGACAGGGGGGCGCGAGGTTTCTGCCAATGATGGTTGATGATTCGCTATTTCGTATCGCTTGGGGGAATCCAGCAGTTCGTCTTAATAGCCACGGCCTTAATGTTGGTTTCGCTGATCCTGGCGATCCTTCTGATCTGGATTTTACGCCGACCGGACCGGGGGCCCCGTTCGTACTATGGGCGGAGCTGCCGGATGGTCAGATCGTCTATAGCGACCCAGCACTCAACCAGGGGTATTCAATCCCCGGGTTCGATGCGTTCCGCTGGTATGGGGAGGGCCGCATCGGTGTCAGAAAGGATTACGTTCATGGGGATATCACGGTCTTGTCCACAGACGGACTTACCGCCGTGCCAAATCCTGCGACCACCACCCTCTTACTGGCGGGGGCGCTGATGTATGCCTTCACTCGCAGACGTAAGATTTAACTCCCTGCGTTCGCAGGGGTACGCCGGCCA